GGGGTACACAACGAATATGCGCCTACCACCCAACGCGAAATGATGAGCGAGACAAAGCCTCATTGGAACGTACAAGGACATGTAGGGCAGTCTTATATACACACGAACCCTTATTCGTCAAAAACACAGCGCCCGACCACATCGCATGCTATATTAGGAAACGCAAGCGGAACACGCGCCAATACGTCGTATGAATCCGTCTATAATCAGAGAAATATACAAAAACCCTACGAAAACCGTACAGCAAGCGGACATATGAGTTTATACAACGGACATATCAACGCGTCCATAAATGACCGGGAACAATGTAACGAACGGACCAACGCTTTATATGCCCCCACAAACGACACCCCTCATCTTTTAGGAGAAGTAACCAAACAAACGCAAACGTATGAATTGCCACGAATGGACAATAGTATTTTAAAAGCGTTTAAAGAAAATCCTTACACACATTCGTTATCTAGTGTTGCTTAAAATAATATAATAAAAACACCTATAATTAGGTATGCAAGATTATTTTACCCCATTTGGTCAACATGTCCCTCATATATTATTTTACGGGAATACAGACTATTCTATTTTAAAGGCATTAGAAGCTTATTATCCAACCGGGACGCAGTCCAAATATATAATGACGTTGTATTGTGGGACATGTAAAGGTATAAAAAATATACGCGAAGACATAAAATTATTTTCCAAGCAACAATTGTCTCCGCTTATTTTATTTAAGAGTGTTATTTTATACGATGCCGAATATTTGACGGTCGACGCACAATATTCTTTAAGACGAAGCATCGAAATGTATAGTCGTTCGACCCGCTTTTTTATTTTAACCAAACACAAAGATAAATTATTACAACCCATACGCTCTAGATTTATTCAAATTTATGTCCCCGACAATCCTGTTGTAAAAATAAATATACCATACAATCAAATCAAACACGTAATGACCAAAGACATCCGCGCAATAGACGCGGTGGAAGAGTTATATGGCAAAGGTATTTATGGGGAACAACTCGTCGTATGGCTAAAACATAAAGTGACGCATTACGATGCATTGCGTTTCCAATACAAAACGTTGTGTAAGCAATTAAAAAACGAACGATTTATTTTATTGTATTTAGTCTGTCTCTTTCGTAATAATAAAGAATTATAAATATATTTATTTTTTATGGATGACTATACCCCTAATAAATTAAATGAATCTACAAATTTATGGTGTGTATCGTTGATTTCTCTTATTACGCCACCCATCATAGAAGGATTTCGCTCTATTTTTAATGAATCCATGACCCTGTGTCAAAACAACGACGAGCCCAGTAAATATTTAATGACGTATCAAAATCTATTATCCCGCGTACCGAACTGGAATCAAACGATCATCGAAAATGAAAAAGCCCGTATTATGATGAAATCTAAGTGCTCTTATTTAGAAGATTTGGTCACTTGCGTTCACATTATTCAGCTCAAAATTTTAAGTTGTGTGCGTGTAGGCAATGAAAATAAAAAAATAAATATAGACATACCAGATTTAAGCTTATTTTTACATAAAATTTATATTAATATTTCCCGTAAATTGTATTCCAACATTTATTTATTTGAGCTGGATATTTCTCCTTTAGAGCAACAAAAAAGGAATCACAAATTTGAATCGTTGGTCCAACTATGTATTATGGATACAGTACGCGAGCAATTGCCGGTCGAACAACTTTTGAGACAATACATCGACGAAACGCAAGAAGTCGACGTATATAAAGTGGAAATAGATAAACCGGTACAAGAATCGGTATTCAGCGTTCCTGTCCCGCCTGTCCAAGCACCCGTTTTACAACCATTCCAAGTGCCTGTCCCGCCTGTACAATCACCTGTTTTAGAACCATTCCAAGTGCGTGTCCCGACGCCTGTGATGGAACCTTTACCCGAAAAAACAAATAAAATATCGTTTAGTGAAGATATAGACAAATGCGATTTTATGGGAGACATCATCGAATTAGAAGAGAATCACTTGGATTTAGGTGTCAATCTGGAAAATGATATGGATTTAGGCGTGGTCAATCTGGAAAATGATATCATTGATTTAGGCGTGGAAGAATTATTTTAATTTCGTAAAAGAATAATATTTAAAACCTATTATTCTTTTAATGATAGACTATGAGCATATTTATATTTCGTTGATTATATCCGTTGTTTTTTTTATAATGAAGCAATTTATGTATAGGGAGCGTCCCATAAAAGACCAAAATAAATTATTTTTTAAAGAATCCTTTTATTTATTTTGCATTGTGTTGGCGTCCCTTTTTATAAAGGATTACTATGTAAAAGTAAACCTTACCAATACAGAGATATTTACAGGAGATCCTTCGTTTTAATCAAGGCATCCAGATCCATATAGTGCTCTGACGTGTCTGTTTTATAATTTTGGAAACACTTATGGTCAAATTGTTTTTCAGGAATATGTTGATTTACATTGCGGGCAATCATTTTATATAACTTAAAATCTGGATATCTTTCGTCGCCATTCTTCTTATACAATACATTTATGCCCGAATCGTCGTATATCCAGCTTATGATCATGTCGTATAAGGGTATTTTACGAAACACGTCCATATCGTCTAGATTCTCAATGATAAAATCAAACATAGAACACGCCAACCGACACAAATCAAAACTATAATTTGGTTCTATGAGAGGTTTCTTTACATTCATAAAGGGTTCGCAGTTATATTGCCCGTGTGCTGTTCCATTCGGTGAAAAGCTGTCGCTACATAAACGGGTATTTTTATAAGTATAAATGGCGCGCCCAAAATCAATTAATTTATATATCTTCCCGTACGTAGGTACTTTATAATATTGATTTTTTATTTTATAATATAGAAACTCTTCTTTTGTCTCCACAAACATAATATTATTCGTATGTAAATCATTGTGTGTAAATTGGAAAAGGTTCTGATATAAATATAACATAACGATCGTTTGGAACATCGCGCTCGTCAATTCTTCTACATTGATTTTGTCGTGTTCAAATAAGCTATCCAATGTGTCCACACATTTCTCGAGTAATATATTTTGAGTAGGCATTCGGTTTATAACCAATATGAGTTCGTCCATAAAACTATTTTCGCTACTGGAAACAGAATCGTCCCCTTCGTCGCTGGAGTCGCGACTAGACGTATCACTCGACGTATCACTCGACGTATCACTCGACGTATCACTCGACGTATCACTCGACGTGTCTCTCGAATGCACGACGTCTGGCTCGTCTGTCTCAGTTGGCTCGTCGACAGGCTCGTCTGGCTCGTCGACAGGCTCGTCGATAGGCTCGCCTTGCTCGGCGGGCTCGTCCAGCGTATCAAACACGATGTCGCACTCTATCTCGTCCCACGAAATGGGAGGCTTTTTTAAATTGGAAAATAAAGAATGAATTTGATTGTCTTTAAAATGAAACTTTTTATTTAAATGTTCATTAAAATAATTTGAATCGCATAAATATTCAAAATCATCCACAATATTAATCTCACAATTGTCTTTCATACTGATGAAGCTATCGTACACTTCGATGCCGTGTTTGTATCCATGACAATTTAAACGATTGGATAGGATATAAAAAAAATTATCGACATAAGCATAATTGTGAATGGAATGTATATATTCTTCGTAAATATTGGTCGCCTTTTTGTCTTTAGAAGGTAAAATACATACATCATAATGTTTATATTTTCCTATTAACAATTTAATATAATCTACAAGAAGAATCGTTTTCATAAAACATTGCGTTTCTTTGCCTTCTATCGTCAACGAATAATGGTTATAATCGAGTGGTTCGTTATACGTATCTACACGGGAAATATACGGAATATGAAACAAATCAAAAATAGGATTGTAGAGGGTTTTATTCATTTATATGAAGGAATAAAATTATGAGTTGTTTTAAACTAATCGCGTCTTAATTCGTATAAACATATATTATTATACTATATGACGCTTAATTTAAAAAAATTTGACATGAAGCGTATTACCTTTTTAAAAGACGAAAGCAAGGGTCCTGTCATCGTATTGATTGGTAGGAGAGACACGGGTAAAAGTTTCTTGGTGCGTGATTTGTTATTTCACCACGTTGACATACCTATTGGCACCGTGATTTCTGGGACGGAAGCCGGTAATGGTTTTTATTCGGCACATGTGCCTAAATTATTTATACACGACGAGTATAACACTGGCATCATCGAAAATATTTTGAAGAGACAAAAAGCGGTCATTAAGCAAGTGAACAAGCAAATAGAAATATATAAAAAAAGTTCTATTGATGCTCGTACGTTTGTTATATTAGACGATTGTTTATACGACAACGGGTGGGCAAGGGATAAAATGATGCGTTTATTGTTTATGAATGGACGGCATTGGAAGGTGATGCTTATTATTACTATGCAATACCCACTCGGTATCCCCCCCACGTTGCGGACCAATATTGATTATGTATTTATATTGCGCGAGCCTTACATCGCCAATCGTAAAAGAATTTATGAAAATTATGCGGGTATGTTTCCGACCTTTGAATCGTTTTGCCAAGTGATGGACCAATGTACCGAAAATTATGAATGTTTAGTCATAGACAACAACGTGAAATCCAATCAACTACAAGACCAAATCTTCTGGTATATGGCGGAACACCACCGCGACTTTAAACTGGGGTCCAAAGAGTTTTGGGAATTGTCTAAAAACTTAGGGTCAGACGAAGAAGAACAATATAACCCAGGAGAACATAAATCTAAAAAAGGTCCTAAAATAAGCGTCAACAAAACCAAGTGGTAATTTATGTATCTCGTTGTAACCGAACAATATGATCCGCGAAAGGCAATATTTCGGGGTCGTGGCTTATGACGATGACGGTTTTACCTTTGGTCTCTTCTACGATTAGTTTTACGATTTTTATTCTTGACTCTTTGTCTAAACTGGTGAGGGGCTCGTCTAGTATAAGGACGTGTTTATTTGGTTTTAAAATGCCCCGAACCACCATAATTATTTTTTGCATACCCAACGATAAATGCGACCCGTTTACACCACTATTTGAATCAATACCAAATTCTAATGGAGTATAATAGTCCAATAAATCGTATTTTTCTAATAACTGAACGACTTCTTCTTTGGAGGCTTGGTTTCCGTATTGTAAATTGTATAATACACTTTCTTCAAATAATATAGTCCGCTGATTTACATAATAAATATTATCGCGCACATTTGTCTCGCATATATCTTCCGCATTTAATTCGTCGTATTGGATAGAACCTTTTG